CCTTCGACCCATGCGGACCCTGCACCACCAGGCCCTCAACCTCGACAATCGCGTGCAGCCCGTCGAGCTGATCAACCGTCCGCACCAGCTCACGCAGCAGGGCCAGCTCATGTTCCTCCAACTCATACTTACCGAGCACGTCACGCCACAGCGCCCGCCCGCTGGGTCCGGCGCCCTTCGGCGCTGCCGGAATCTGCGACTTAGCCATCGAAGCATCCAATCTTGTTGGAACACTTGCGATTTCGGCATCCGCTTGACGTGCGCACGCCGTTGCAGCACAACACAATTGGGAACGTTTCAGGTCGTACAGATAGAGAGCCGGAGCCTAAGGTCTCCGCTTGCGTCCGTATCACAAAAAACAGTACTGGTGGCGGTGAAATGTGTTGCTGCAGTGCGGCGTTCATAGTGCGCTCGGTGCCGAGTGTCGTTGTTCTGCAACGTGTTTCGGTGTGAAGAAGTTGAGCGCAGCTTCATCACCTACCGGGGTGGTCGGTCGCCGTGCGATTAGGTCGATTGGGAGGGCGCCTCGTTTGCGGTTGCAGGGTGCGCATGCGCCTTGCAGGTTGCGTCGCACTAGGGTCAGTTCTGGGCGTTGTGATCTTGGGATGATGTGGTCCGCGGTGGTGCTGACCCCGGTGCATCCTGGCAGTCGTAGTCGGCAGGTGGGTTCTTCGCGGAGTACTCGGGCGCGGAGTACTCGGGCAGCTCGGGTGCGCCATGGGTTCTGAGCAGCCATCTAGGTCACGATCCTGTGGGTGTCGGGCGCTGGGCTGCTGGCACCAAGTCCGCGAGGCCGACGGCGAGCAGGTCTTTGGCCAGGGATTCGGGTACGTCGAGCATTGTGCCTGCTCTCGGCCACGCGCGTTTCACCTTGAGGCGGACGGTCTTGACGGTGGGTTCGTCGTCGGTCGCTGCTTCGGCGAATCCGCCTGCGATCAAGTCCTCTGCGACCACGGGTGGCACGTCCAAGGTCGCGCCGACAGGTGGGTATGCGGTGAGTGGGCCGCCATCGAGGCTGATATAGCCGACCGGCCGCACCTTGATTCGCACCTTGACATCAGCCGGCGGTTTCGGCTGTGGCCTCTGCCACGGCCAGAGCCAGTTAGCCCTTTCTCCGATGATGACTTTCTCGGCGTTGCCGCCTTTGATGAGGTCCTCTGCGACCCCGTCTGGAAGGTCGACAACCTCGCCGGCGGGCGGCCACTTGGTGAGCGGGTCGCCATCCAGGGACAGGTAGCCTCTGGGCTGCTGTGTTATCCGAACCTTCATGTCAGCTGTCCTTTGCGTGGTTACCATTCCGATGCTTCCTGTTCCACGTGGCCGAGCAGTTGTGCGAACTCGGCTGTGTCTAGCTCGTCGCTGATGAATCTGGCTGTGAGGCCGTCGTTCTGGCCGTGGATTTGGCGCGTCGCTTCGTATCCGAAGACGGCGAGGAATTTGAGGATTTCTGTGAGGTGGGATTGCTGGTGGGTGATGGTGTCGTCGGCTACGGCGGGCAGATACTCGGCGCTTCCTGCGTTGGCTAGTAGGCGCAGGGCGGCGCGGCGGACTTCGGGGCTGAACCTGTCGATGCCCGGGATCTCCAACGGCGTCTGCTGTGCGGCCATTACCGGCAGCCTGACGTGTTTAGCGCTTTGATGAGCGCGAGGCGTGCGCTCTTGGGGCAGTGCGGTTCGAGGCCGGGTTTGGACGATAGTTCCAGGACTCTGGCGAACGCGTGGCGCGCGGAGCGGCGTCCCTGTGGCGTCGACTGTTTGTCACTGCGCTTGAAGAACCGGATCAACTCGTCACCCTCTGCGAGTTTGCGGACCTCTTCAAGGGGTGCGTCGAACTTGCGGGCTAGTGAGCGCAGTCCGACGGAAGTGTCGACGTAGGCTGGTGTGTTCACCGGCGCCACGTCGATCAGGCGCCCGGCGATCAGGGTTCGCAGCGGGAATCCGTGATCTGTGACGCCCCAATCGTCTTCGACCGCAATGAATGCGAACGACGACTGGCGCACATCGCCGCGGCCCACGAGCTCGTAGACGTCGGCCCGGGATGAAGGTAGGTCGACGTCGTATATCAGGCCGACAGTGTCGATGCTGAGGCGCAGAGTCCCCGCGTCCGACGTACCCAGCAGCGACATGTCGTCGTGGTTGTAGCGGGCCACCACATTCGGCCAACCGTTACCACGCGAACCATTGAAGAACCGGGGGTCGATCTGCTCGACGAAACCCCCGAGATTTTGGCTCATTCGGTTGAACTTCGCCGCATACCCGCCGATGGTCCGCGAGCCACTGCGGCCAGCGCGCAACTCGACCGGCGCCGCGACGGCAAGGCGTTCTATCGATGTCCCACTGCGCGTTGCGGTCACTGGTTTTCCTCTTTGTTAGACGCTGGTTCGTTCGGTGGTCGCGTACGCGCGACGAGTGCGCGAAATTCGGCCGCGGGAAGTCGGGCGATCCAGTCCTCCACGGCAGCAACGAGGTCAGCCATGATGTCGCATCTCCTCGGCATACTCGCGAACGGCGGCGGGGTTGAAAAGCCATCTGCCGGCGATGTTCTGCCCGCCGAGATCGGCGGCGATGCGCTGCACCTGCCGCTTTGAACGTCCCAACATCACGGCCGCCTCTCGTGCGGTGATCAATCCGTCTGTCTCCAATTGTGTGGAATCACAGTCAGACTCATGTCCCGACTCGGACATCGACCTTATGCCGGTATCGAGCTTCGCGTAGTGCCTGCGCAACCACAGTGGTATCGGTTGTCCGCTGAGATTTCGAGTCCGCAGAACCTCAGCAGCGCAGTAGTAGGCGGCGCGAAGCTCGTCGAAGTCGCTCACTCGACACCGCCTTCTTGCGGCCCGAGTTGGTCGACGGCGGCGACGATTTCGGTGGCGAGCTGGACAGCCTCACTGCGGGCTGCTGTGAATCGGTGCGGGCCGATGCGCATCAGCACACCTTGCCGTCGTCGGTGGGTTTCGCGGACGCGGCAAGGTCGCGCGCACCAACGAGCCTCATGATTGGTCCTCAGGGCCGAAGTCGCGGTTCCACGCCTCAATTGCCTGCTGCTGCATATGAACGCGCAAGCTTGCGTTGTCGATGATGCTGCCGATCACGACGTTCATACCCCTTAGCACATTGGCGAGCAGGACCCCTGTCACCTCAGGGTCTTTCGCTATCGCCAGGGCGGTGTGGATCCATTCCTCGACGGCTTCGTCGTCGTGACAGATCGCGAGGTATTCCATGCCTAGTTTGCAGCCGGTGATTTGCACATCACCGATATTCGGGATGGTCATTGAACCGGCGGGGCTCCCGGTTGCGGTAAAGGCCGGCAGGTCAGTTGTCCTCAACGGATGTGCAGCGAGGTACCGGCGGCGTGCCTGTTGGATGAGCTGGTTCGTCGCGATGTTGCTCTGGCTGGTGGTCATGCGGGAGGCTCCTTCTCTGCCTGCTGCTTGCGGTAGGTGCGTAATGCGTTGGCGGCGCGCTGTTTCTGCCACTTCAGACGTTGGCGTGCGTCCTCGACCGTTTCCGGCGGCGGGTCGAGTGCGGCGATGGCTGCGACGTCCTCGGGTGGAGCGTGTTCGTCGTCGTTGCGTTCATCGGCGGCCGGTGGATAGATCGCCCACTCGAGAACACCGTCGTTAAATGCGAGGAGTTTGAAAGTGCCTGCGACGGGTTCGCGGTCCCCCACTGGGCAGCGCTTCCGCAGGCCGCCATGCCTGTCCTTGTTCACGACGAGGGTTGCGCTTCCGCCGTGCCCGGGGGTGAACGGCTGTTTGACCTTGACGCGGATGGACACCCCGCCGATAGCACGCCGCTTGGCCGCGGTACCGCCCGGCCCGACAGCGCGTGAATCGGCGCTCTTGGCCAGGTGGTCAACGGCAAGCACCGCGGCGCCTGATCTGGCGAGCGGCTTGAGGACGTTGCTGTGGACAACGGTGAATTCGTCGGCTGAATTGGAGCTGGATCCGTAGAGCGGCAGGAGTTCTCCGATGGAGTCGACTATCGCGATCGCGGGCCGCCACAGGCCCGCGTCGTCGATGACCGCCCGAAGCTCTTGGCGGTCTTCGGGCTCGCAGTACCGGAATCTGTGCGGGTCCCGCAAAGCGTCCTGGGAGGCGCCGAGGTCGAGCGCTCGGCGCACGGTGGCTGGTGCTCCGTTGTGGTCGAGGTCGATCACGAGAACGCGTCGGCCGGCGTGCAGGGCTTCGACGACACAGGCCATACAGAGCCAGCTCTTTCCGCTCTCTGGGTCGCCGAAGATCCAATTGACCTGACCGCCGTAGAACAGGCAGTGACCGTCTGTGCGCCGTCCGAGAACCGGTTCCGGCGGTTCTGGCAAGGTTCCGTCGAGCAGAGCGGAAATGTCCACGTAGAGCGGCTTTTCACTGTCGGTTCCCGGTTCCCGCAATAGGGGTGCGGAACCGGGAACCGAC